GCAGTGCAGAAAGCTACCTCTGAGGAAGATGAACTAGACATGTACCACGGCGGCATGATGGGGCCAGTAGACCCTGTCTCCGGTAACCCAATCCCTGTGGGTTCCTCTGCCGAAGAGGTGCGTGACGATATTGATATTAACATATCCCAAGGCGAATACGTTCTGCCTGCAGATGTTGTGAAATGGCATGGCCTGAAACACATCATGGATATGCAAGAAGAGGCAAAGATGGGGCTTATGGCTATGGATACCATGGGCCTTATCCAAGCGGCTGGCGGAGAAACAGTCGAAGACGGCATGTGTCCAATTTGTATGGATGAAGAGTGTGAAGGTTGTGAAGAAACAGCCTCAGACGATGCCGAAACACCAGAGGGTGAAGTAGTAGAAGAGGCAGTTGTGGAGGTTTCCGAAGAGGAACCGGAAGTCAACGAAACAGATGATTACAAAGACAGTGATTATTCCAAAAAGACTTCCATGTACGGCATGGTGAAGAAGCCAAAGGTTACTTTCATCGTGTGATTTAGAGGGCCACCTTCACCACAGTGTGAAGCCCCCAAAGGAAAAACTATGAGCAAATATAGACGTAAAGAAGAGTTAGAGGCTGACACATCATACTCTGAAGAACTTGAAGCACAGGTATCAGTAGATGCTGAACCGAAGGAGCCAGAAGAGGCTTCCTTCAAAAAGCGGTACGGTGATCTGAGGCGACACACCCAACAGTTGATGTCCCAGAAGGATCAAGAGCTAGAGAAGCTCAAAGAACAGCTTGATAGCGCAGCAAAGGGACAGATTAAGTTTCCCAAGACTGATGATGAAATCGAGGCATGGTCTAAGAAGTATCCTGATGTTTCCAAAATCGTAGACACCATTGCACGGAAACGTGCCAATGAAGCTCTTGAAGAGGGTGAGAAGCGTCTAGGTCATCTCAAAGATCTGGAAACCAAGCTCACCAAAAAAGATGCAGAGCAACAGCTAATGAAGCTGCATCCAGACTTTAATGATATTAGGCAAGACCCTGCATTCCATGAATGGGTTACAATGCAGCCTCTGTATATTAGCGATGCTCTATACAAGAACAACACAGATGCGATGGCTGCAGCCCGTGCCATCGATTTGTACAAAGCAGATACAGGTAAGCGTAAGTCTTCCTCTAAAAAATCTGCAGCACAGGCAGTAGGTCGATCAACCTCTGCAGCACCTGCGGCAACAGGCAAAGCTAAGTTTAGCGAAAGCCAAGTAGCTCGTATGTCTGACCGTGAGTATGAAGCCAATGAGGAAGCGATTCTTCAGGCCATGCGAACTGAAGGTGCATTCACCTACGACATGACCGGCGGCGCACGGTAATTAACGGCAGCCCTAGTACATTAACTATTGACAAATTGTGCAATACTTATATGCTAGGGCTGTCCCTACTAGGGGCAGGTTATAGTAATAGCTATTTACTACTAATACTAAACGTGCTATAATTATTATATCAAGCAAACTTCTACCTGTCTTATTACATAAGATAGCTACGAGATTGTTTAGACGATCTCTTACAAACCAGAGCCTCTTTTAAAGACTACCTCTTAGTTTGTTACTACCCTCAGAAGAATTAAGAATTTTAGTCTACCAGTGTGGTATGGCCCGTAGATTTGTATCATGGCCTGATGCATCTTGTACGCACCCATAACATTAACACTGCCACTTAATAATTCCCTTCTGTCTTGTCTGTCGGCTAGTCCGACCTGCCATTTCACAAGGAGATATTACAATGGCTTTTCCATCAGCGGGTGGGTACACAAACCTCCCAAACGGTAACTTTTCACCAGTTATCTATTCCAAGAAAGTCCAAAAGGCTTTCCGTAACTCTTCCGTAGTAGAAGATATTACTAACACTGACTATGCTGGCGAAATCGCTAACATGGGTGACAGCGTTAAAATTATCAAAGAACCCGAAATCACAATCAATTCTTATGCCCGTGGCACTACGCTTGCGACACAAGACTTGCAAGATGTTGATTTTACTATGATTGTTGACCAGAGCAACTACTTCCAGTTCGCTTTAGATGACATTGAAGAAGCGCACTCCCACGTTTCTTTCATGGACCTCGCAACAGACCGTGCTGGTTTTAAACTGCGTGACGCATTTGACCAAGACGTTCTGGGCTACATGTCCGGTTACTCATGGGGCGGTTCTTCATGGGCGGCTCGTACCACAGCGGCAGGCACAAAAGCAGATGCAGCCGCAGGCAACGACGAATTGCTTGCAGCTAACAAGCTGACACAAGGTGCCTTCGGTGGTTCCACCGCAGCTAACTCCATCCCTGTAACTGCAGGTGGCGGTGCTGGTGCTTTGACATCACCTTTGGCTGTTCTGAACCGCATGGCTCGTCTGATGGACGCAGCTAACGTGGACACAGACGGTCGTTGGATCGTAGTCGATCCGGTCTTTAAAGAGATCTTGATGGACGAAGATGCGAAGCTGGTTAACGCCGACTTCGGTGGTGATGCAGAAGTACGCAATGGTCGCCTTCCCGGCACCATCCGTGGCTTCCGTGTATATCAGTCCAACAACCTTCCTTACAAAGGTACAGGCGCTGGTACATCTGCCTCTGCAGGTTCTGCAACTAACTTTGGTGTTCTGGTCGCAGGCCATGACTCCTCAGTAGCAGTAGCTGACCAAATTGCGAAAACTGAGAGCTTCCGCTCACCAGATACATTCGCAGACATTGTTCGTGGCATGCAGCTCTATGGCCGCAAAATCTTGCGCCCAGAAGGCTTGATCACAGCGAACTACAACTTGGCCTAATGGTTAAGTGGGGGCAGGGAAACTTGCCCCCAACACCCTTCTTTAAGGATCATTCATGCCTAGTACTTACCTAGATTTATGTAACATGGTGCTTCGCCGCATCAATGAGGTAGAGATCGCAGCCGATGATTTTTCATCGGTTCGTGGCGTTCAGGCTTTGGTCAAAGATGCGGTCAAGGCCGCTATTGCCAAAATCAATCAGGCTGAGTTTGAATGGCCCTTCAATGCTTCTGAGCATACACAAGTTTTAACGGCTGGTCGTACAGAATACGATTGGCCTGATTATTTTAAGATTGCCGACTTTAATACTTTTCAGATCCAGAAGGATACTTCTCTGGGTGCAAGCTTTAAAACTCTGACACCTATTGAGCGTGATGAATGGTATTCTAAGTATCGGGACGATGACTATGAGGCCGGTGCGCCGGGTAGGTCTATCCCTGATTTTGTGTTTCCTTCGCACGGTACTGGCTTTGGCGTATCGCCCTCACCAGATAAGACGTATAGTGTGCGCTTTCGTTACTACCTGAACTATGCAGATCTTACTGCCTATGACGATGTATCCCGCATCCCAGCCAGTTTCGATACAGTTATCATCGATGGCGCTTTGTATCACCTATACATGTTCAAAGATAACCTAGAGGCTGCTAACGCTGCCTACGCAGCATTCCAATCCGGCCTTAAAGATCTGCAGACTCTATTCATCAACAGCTACGAATATATCCGTGATACAAGGATACGTTTCTAATGGCTGACGAAATCCAGAGTTTCAAAGTTGTATGTTCTGGTGGCTTAAACAGCAACGAAAACCATTTGTTTCTGTCTGAGGCTGCATCTGGTGCAGCCACTCGTTTGGTTAACTATGAGCCTAGCCTTTACGGTGGGTATCGCCGCATTGAGGGATTTACACTCTTAGGCGGTCTTGATGTTGAGGTGGGCGCAGGCGTAGCTGAAGGCCCGGTTCTTTCTGTAGCGATTTACAAGAATGAACACATCGGTAATCCTTACATCATTGCAGCCCGTAAAGACGTTGGTGCTAACACATATAAGTTTTACAAATTCATAGACTTTGTTGGCTGGCAGGCAATGACCAACAGTCTGACGCTCAATACTACAGACGGTGTTCGTACTGTTAAGAAGTTACGCCATGCACAGTTTGACTTTGGTGATGGTTCAAAGATTATCTTTGCAGACGGTGTAAATAACGCCATCGTTTTTGACGGTCAGAATTGGTATCAACTAAACAATACTAATACAGGGGGTACATCAAGCCCCGGCGGTGATCAGATTGTTAATGCACCCGCTATTGTAGAGGTGTTTGAGAACCACATCTTCTTAGGTGGAGATCTCACATCCCGTGCTGTTATATGTCACTCTGCACCAGCAGATCCTTTTAACTTTTCGGCTGCGTCAGGTGGCGGTCAGATAACACCGGGATTCAACGTAGTTCAGTTTAAACCTTTCCGTGATGATCTTTTTGTATTCGGTATTAACAGCATCAAGAAAGTAAGTCCTGATATAAGTGCAGGCTTTGTTCTAGATCAGGTTACAGCTAACGTAGGGTGTGTTGCACGGGACAGTGTGCTGGAAATCGGTGGGGACTTGATCTTCCTGTCACCTGAAGGTTTCCGCCCTGTAGCTGGTACATCCCGTATTGGTGATGTGGAGATCCAGACACTATCAAAGCCTATTCAGGTTACTCTGGTGGATATGATCCGCAACTACGACATGGATAACCTTAATGGTGTTGTTATTCGTGGTAAGTCACAGGTTCGTTTCTTTGTAGATGATGCTGGCACTGAGGTTACTGATAGCTACGGCATCATTGGTGGTCTGGCAGATCAACAGGGTTCCATCGGATGGGAGTTTGGTGAGCTTACAGGCATCCGGGCGTCATGCTGCACATCTGATTACATCGGACGAACAGAGTTTATCCTGCACGGAGACTATGACGGTAAAGTCTATCGCCAAGAGCAAGGTACAAGCTTTAACGGCGAAGATATATTAGCCGTATATGCAACCCCGTATCTAGATTTTGGTGACACCGAAACCAGAAAGACGATGCGTAAAGTAAACACATTTGTTCGTGCTGAAGGCCCAGTAGAGATCTTTCTATCTATGGCTTACGATTGGGGTGACTATAACACATCCCGCCCATCTTCATATTCCCAAACCAGCGCAGGCGGTCCTGTGGAGTACGGCGGAAGAAACATTGACTTTGCCGGTGCGAACATCCTGTACGGCGGTAACTCCAAACCAATTATGACTTCAGACATTCAAGGGTCTGGCTTCTCCTCACGGGCGACCTTTGTGACGGTTGGGCAAACAGAACCTTATTCGATCCAAGGTCTAGTATTTGAATTTTCGATTTCAGGAAGGCGATAAAGTATGGCAGGTTATACACGCCAATCAGTAGCGGATATTATCAACGGCGC